AGGAGGGGGGGAAAGGGGAAAGAGGATGCTGCACCACAAGCAGCCGCACGCCAGGACGATCCGCGTCAGCGGCGCGTAAGCGTTCGTCTGCGGTCATCTCGGATAAGCGCTTCTCGGGTTCGCAGGCGTTGCACGTGTCGTGCAGGATGCGCTTCGTTCCACGCCAGCGCCGGAAAAGAAAAAGGCGCTTTTCCTGCTTGCAGCAGGGGCAAGAACGGAGCGTCGGAGGGCCGAAAAAGGCGTTGAAGTAGGCTGAAGTGGACGCGTTTTGCATTTTTGGCCTGTTTTTGAGGGATGTGTGGAGAAACGGGTGGCATGTTAGCACGCGCAAGCCGCTGTCACGGAACGAGAATCGAACAAGTGGCCAGTTTTGCTCACGTACCCCAGAATGTATCTAGAAAGGACAAAGGAAGAAGAAAAGAAAAAAGAAAAAGGAAAAGAAAAAAAAAAAAGAATTTTTCCCAGACATACATACATATACATAGATGGACATTAATAATAAATAAGAAGAAGAAGTTAGTGGACAAGGGCTTAGGCAGCGCGCTTCTGGTGAGAAGCGCTCCACACTTCTCGGGTCGCGTCCAGCAATTTCACATTGTGAAATTTCCAGGGGTAAAAAGGTAAATGGGGACAGGTTGTCCCCGTTGGGCTCAGGCACGCTCGCAACGCAGCCCACCTCGTGGGCCAAGGCTGAGCACGAAGTCGGGGTACTCATCGCACTCGCTGCGCCGCTCCGCTATGTGGATCGTGCCTTCGATGGCCTGCCCGTAGCGCGCCAGTTCTTCCGCTACTACACGGAAGGCGGCAAGTGCAGCACGCTTGCGCGTGTGTCGCGCCGCTACGTCGAGCGGGTCGTTGCCGATGCAGAGGTAGTAGGGCATCACTTGCTCCTCAGGGGCGTCACGCTCAGGCGTGCCACCTCGGCCTTGAAGGAGACTTCCTCCTCGCGGCGCTCCGCCGCACGCAGGCGCAGCACACGCTGGGCGCGTGCCTTGTGCTGCTCGCGCAGTTGTGCCTTGATGGCACGCAGTTGGTCGTGGTTCATTGCTTCACTCCTCGGTGAATGGGGACGCCATGTCCCCGTTTGGTTACGCCTTGGCCGCACGCTTGGCCGCACGCGCCGGGTTGCGGCGCTGCACCACGGGCTCTGCCTTGTGGCTGGCCTGCGGGAGCAGGCGCTTGATCTCGCGGTCGCGAACCGCGCCGCGCACGGCTTGCATGAGTTCGTTCAGGTTCACAGCACTCTCCTTGAATGGGGACAACGCGTCCCCGTTTGGTTAGATGTAGTCGCGCAGTTCGGGGTTGTCCGCCACGAGGGCGCGCAACTCCTGTCCGAGGGCTTTGGCCCATCGACGCTTGCCGCGCTCAAAGCACGCCTGCTGAAGCGTGCGTAGTCGGACATAGTGGCTGATCAGTCGCATGGTCTTCTCCTCGAAATGGGGACAACGTGTCCCCGTAGCACGCTGCTCCCGACGGGAGCGCTAAGCGCACTCGCAAGGGGGAGCCGCCCCCAAGGGCGGGGCCATCTCCCCCGAGCGGCTACGCTCACCAGTTCTTAGCCAGCACCATCGCCAGCACTTGGGCCAGCGTCAGGTAGGCTTCGGGCTCATCCTCGCCATGGAACAGGACTTCGTAGCACCCCGCGTGCTTCCCGGCGTGGAGCACGCCCGTGACATCCAACAAGATGCTGTGCCCGTAGATGCTGCACCGCAGCGTGCCCGTGATATTCCCGGGCACCCAGCGCATCTCGCTCAAGAGTTGAGCGGCGTCCTTTGCGCGCAGGGCGACATAGGTGTTGGCGGCGAGGGGGGCATCAATGAAATCGGAAGAGACAAGCACAACTAACTCCAAACAGCACGCTGCCTGCGGCGCAGGCGTCAAGCGCACTGGGCTGCGCGAACGCAGCCCGCTACGCTCGGTAGCGGAACGGGGACATTGCGTCCCCGTTGGTCGCTTCGCGACCCCTCGGCTCACTTGGCAGCGAACGCCTCGGCCACGGCGGTGGAGGCCAGCTTCTTCGCACCCTCGTACTCGCGGCACGCGGCAGCGAGCGCAGCGGCAAGCTTGGCGATGTGGGCCGGGACTTCGATTTCCTCACGCTCGGAGGCATTGGACTTCGCCGGGGCGTCGGCATCCCCGGTCAGCGCTTCCATCGCACGATAGCGGGCCTTCTTAGCAGCCTCGTAGGTGGGCGCAGTCTTCTCCAGAACCTTGCGCCCCGTGGCCTTGCCCTTCCCGTCCACGAGCGGGCAGCCATAGCGCTCGCTCGCCCAGCCCGTCACGATGGGCTCGGCGGCTTCCGCCGTGGTGATGCCGAGTGCGATGAAGGTCTCGCGAAGCCGCTTCACCGCCTCATTCGCAGAGGTAGCGAAGACATTCAGGGCAACGTAGGCCTTTTGATTGACAGACATGACTAACTCCTAGTGATGGGGACAACGTGTCCCCGTTGATATCGGTCAGACCACCCAACCGATGCCTCTATTCTACCATATGGGGGTACTTCGATCCTTTTTGCAGCAGCCTGGAACCCCACCATACGGGGGGAGCCCCTGTGTGCAGCAAGGTACTGCGTCGTTGTATGAACACTAATCCCCAACCGCAACAACCATTTTTTCCAATTTACCCCACACTACACAAAAATAGCAATCGCCCAACTCACCCCCACCCCTAAATTACAAAGCACCCCCACCATAATACAAAAATTTAATACGTGTTGTCAATACTTAGACACACTATAATAAAAAATGCCCCGGACCAGCCGGGGCAAAAGCGGGCAGCAGCCCGCCAGGGAGGAGAAAGCACGGACTTGCAACAAGCCCGCGCCGACTATACACTCCGCGCCAACCGGGCGCAAGCTCTGCGAAAAATGCTGGAACATCTCATCAACTTTGACCCGCCTGCGGCATTTCTTGACGATGTACTGCCTGTTGCCCAGGCCGCACCAGCAGCGCTCTTGGACGCTCAAATGTCAACCGCAGACTGGTTGGAGCAGATGGGCGCACCTACTGCCGACGATGCAGCGGCTTCAGCCGCGCAGAAGACCTTCGCAACGCTCATCCAGGCTGCACCCCCCGCAGCGCAACGCCAAGCCCTCCTGACGCTCAATACGCCCACCGCTGTGCGGCATCTGACAGGCATGCTCACTGCCTACGACTGGGCCTTTGTAGAGCAAGCCAAGGAGCTTCGGGGCTATGCCGTAGCGCAAATCCTTGAAGAGACCAAGAACCCCGACGCTCGCATCAGGCTGCGAGCCCTGGAGATGCTGGGCAAGGTCACTGAAGTCGCGCTCTTCACCGACCGCGTGGAAGTCAAGCGTACCAACGTCACCGACAACGAGCTTGATGCCAAGATCAAGGAGAAACTCTCGCGCTTCATGGGGGTGGTGGACGCTGCCCCAGTAGACATAACGCCTCTACCTTCGGCAGAAGACAGCAGCGACGATGCGTCTGCCTGATTTTCTCACGCCGCAAGAGGCTCAAGCGCTTCACGCCGCGCTGCCCACGCTCTCCGTCAAGGAGAAAATGGAGCTTTTCGATCTTCTGGAAGAACGCGAGCGCAGGCACCGCATCGTATCCGCGCAAAACAGCCTGCTGGGCTTTGCCCACGCCATATACCCCGGCTTCAAGGAAGGCGCGCATCATAGGCAACTAGCAAAAATATTCGACGCAGTAATTGCGGGAGAAAAAAAGAGGGTCATAATTAACATCGCGCCTCGTATGGGTAAGTCGGAGTTCTCTAGCTACCTATTTCCAGCATATTATCTAGGCAAGTTTCCTCAGAAAAAGATCATTATGGGCACGCATACTGCGTCCCTGTCTGAAGATTTCGGTCGGCGCATCAAAAATCTGATTTCTGGCGAAGATTTCCCCTCGTTTTTTCCCAAAACTAAGGTTGCGGAAGACCAAAAAGCGGCTGGAAAATGGTCTACAACTGCCGGTGGGCAGTATTACGCGGTGGGCGTGGGTGGTAGTATTGCAGGGCGGGGCGCGGACCTCTTCGTTATTGACGATCCGCACTCTGAGCAGGACTTGAAGGCGGGTACGCGCACGCCTTTTGATGCCGCGTGGTCTTGGTTTCAGACCGGCCCTCTCCAGCGCCTCATGCCTGGGGGCGCAATCATCGTGATCATGACCCGCTGGTCGAATCTGGACCTCACGGGTATGCTGATCAAGCACCAAGCGCTCAATCCCGACGCTGACCGATGGGAGATCGTGGAGCTTCCGGCCATCCTGTACGAGCACACGGACAAGGAGAAGTCGCTGTGGCCCGAGCAGTGGCCCCTGGAGCAGCTTCAAGCCAAGCGCGCAGGCATGGACCCGCGCTTCTGGCAGGCGCAGTACATGCAGAGCCCCACATCCGAAGTGGCGGCAGTCATCAAGCGGGACATGTGGCAGATTTGGGAGCCCGAGACGCCGCCCAAGTGCGAGTACATCATCCAGTCATGGGATACTGCGCACGAGACCAAGACCTCCGCTGACTACAGCGCTTGCACCACGTGGGGCGTGTGGTTCAACGAAGAGGATAACGACAATGCGCACATTATTCTCCTCGACGCTATTAAAGGCCGGTGGTCATTCCCTGATTTGAAGAAGAAAGCCATCGAGTATTACAAGGAATGGGAGCCAGACGCGTGCTTGATTGAAAAGAAAGCCGCAGGCGCGCCGCTTATTCAGGAACTTCGGGCGATGGGCATACCCATCGGGGAATTCAGTCCTTCCAGAGGTAAACTCGGCTCTTCGACAGACAAAGTTGCACGCCTGAATGCGGTTTCTGATATCTTCGCCTCGGGCCGCGTCTGGGCTCCCGATACTAGATGGGCACGAGAGGTAATCGAGGAAGTCGCGTCGTTCCCCGCCGGGGACCACGACGACTATGTGGATACATGCACGCAGGCGCTTCAGCGCATGCGCAACGGCGGGTTTATCAGACTCCCCTCTGATGAGCCGGAAGAGCCAAAACAGTTCCGCAGCATGCGGCGCGCTGCATACTATTAAGGAAACAACATGGCAACGAATATTGACTCCGCACTGGCCGCTTTTGACCCCGCCCTCATGGACGGGCCTGCGATTGAAATTGAAATTGAAGATCCCGAAGGGGTCAAGATCGGCATCGACGGGGTAGAAATTGACCTCATGCCCGACGAGGGCGCGCTCTCCGATGAATTCAGTGCCAACCTTGCAGAAACCCTCGACTCAGACAAGCTGGAGACGCTTGGCTCTGAACTCATGGAGCTGATCGGGGCAGACATCAACTCCCGCAAGGACTGGGTGGAGATGTACGTCAAGGGCCTGGAAGTCCTGGGGATGAAGTACGAGGAGCGCACCGAGCCCTGGAACGGTGCCTGCGGGGTCTTTTCGCCCCTCCTCACTGAGGCGGCGGTGCGGTTCCAGTCAGAGATGATCACGGAGACTTTCCCCGCTCAAGGCCCGGTCAAGACGCAGATCATGGGTGCGATTGACCGCATGAAGGAGGAAGCCGCCGACCGTGTCCGCGAGGACATGAACCTGTGGCTGACCGAGAAGATGATCGACTACCGCTCAGAGCACGAGCGTCTGTTGTTCTCCCTTGGGCTCATCGGCGCGGCGTTCAAGAAGCTCTATCCGGACCCCAACACGGATATGCCTGCGGCTCCGTTCATCCCGGCAGAAGACCTGATCATTCCCTACGGCGCGTCAAACGTTTACACAGCCGAGCGCGTGACGCACGTAATGAGGAAGACGAAGAATGAAATTAAACGCCTTCAAGTTTCCGGGTTTTATTTGGATACGGATTTAGGTGAACCGACGCAGTTCTTCTCTGACATTGAGAAGAAGAAGGCAGAAGACCAAGGGTATTCCCTGACGGACGACGACCGCTACCAACTATACGAGGTCCACGCCGCTTGGGACTTGGGCGAAGACGAAGATGAAGTGGCGCTGCCGTACGTCATCACGATTGACAGGGGGACTCAGAAAGTCCTTGCTATCCGGCGCAACTGGAACGAAGACGATGAAAAGCGCCTCAAGCGCCAGCACTTTGTCCAGTACACGTACATCCCCGGCTTCGGAGCTTACGGTCTTGGGTACATCCACCTGATCGGCGGCTACGCCCGTGCAGGCACCTCGATCATCCGTCAACTCGTTGACGCGGGCACTCTGAGCAACCTCCCGGGCGGTCTGAAGTCCCGAGGGCTTCGCATCAAGGGCGACGACACGCCCATCGCTCCGGGCGAGTTCCGGGATGTGGACATCCCCAGCGGCTCGGTGCGAGACAACATCCTGCCCCTGCCGTACAAGGAGCCCTCACAAGTCCTTGCGGCGCTTCTGGAGCGCATCACGGAGGAGGGGCGCAGGCTTGCTGCCATCGCAGACCTGAAGGTCTCGGATATGTCGGCCCAGGCCCCGGTGGGAACCACGCTGGCGATCCTTGAGCGCCAATTGAAGACCATGTCGGCGGTTCAGGCCCGGGTCCACGCCAGTCTGCGGATGGAGTTCAAGCTCCTGAAGGCCATCATCCGCGACTTCACCCCCTCGGAGTACTCGTACACGCCAGAGGGTGGGAACCCCGGTGTAAAGCAAAGCGACTACGACATGGTGGAGGTCATCCCCGTGTCCGATCCGAACGCGGCCACGATGGCGCAGCGGATCATGCAGTACCAAGCCGCGCTTCAGTTGGCCCAAGGCGCTCCGCAGATCTACAACCTCCCCCAGCTTCATCGCCAGATGCTGGAGGTACTGGGGATCAAGAACGCAGACAAGCTGGTGCCCATTGACGATGATCAGAAGCCGCGCGATCCGGTGACGGAGAACATGGCGATCATGCGGATGGAGCCGATCAAGGCGTTTGCCTATCAAGACCATCAAGCCCACATGATGACGCACCAAGCGTTCATGCAAGACCCCAACATCGCGGCGGTCCTGGGTCAAAACCCGATGGCCCAGCAGATGATGGCAGCACTCATGGCGCACATTGCCGAGCACGCTGCGTTTGCATACCGGGCCCAGGTCGAGATGCAGCTTGGCGTTCCTCTTCCCGCTTTGGACGAAGAGAACAACGCCCCCATCGCGCCGGAAGACGAGAAGGCCCTGGCCCCTCTGATCGCCGCCGCTGCACAGAGAACGATGGTGCAGAACCAAGCCATGTTTGCACAGCAGCAGGCTCAACAACAGGCGCAGAACCCTGAGCTTCAGATGGCCCAAATGGAGCTTCAGCTAAAGGCTCAAGAGCTTCAGCGCAAGGAAGCCGACAGCATGTTTC